GTCCCAGTCAACATTACCGAGACTAGCATACTGCATATTGGAGTAGTTCTTTATCTTCATGGCGTATGCACCAGAGATTGGCATGTCTCGTTCGACGCATGCACCAAAGTCATGTTCTGTTCCAAAGTCTTCAAAAATATTTGGGGAATCGGGGCGAACGAATATGTCTGCGTCTATGATTGCGATTTGATCGTAACCCTTTGCGAAATAATCAAATGCATTTTCTTTCTCGTAGATGGGCAAAAACCCTCCGTGCTTTTCATACGATTCTACGGAGCGATTAGTTACAAAGATGTCTGGTTTGATTCTTAAGATTGGAGTTTTTTGAACTACATGATCTATGTCATACTTTTTGCAATAGGCAGCAACAGAAGCAACGCATGTGTCGTATAGTTTAGAGTTTTTCCCAACGTATACTTGGTAGATCAATCTTTTCATAATTTATACCAAAAAAATTATTTTGTAAACACTTTTACGTCATACTTATTCTCAAACATCATAGCATCCTCTATGTCATTGACCATCGGTTTACCTCGAATGTTCAAAGAAGTATTAAGGAGCATTGGAACGCCAGTTTTTTCATAGTAGCATTCAATAATTTTGCGAAAAACCGATTTAGAATCTTTTGGTACTAGTTGAACCCTTCCTGTGCCGTCAACATGAGTGACCGAAGAATAATCGTGTTTTGCTGTCGCCGCATATTGCATCCAACGATTCATCGGACCAGAAAAGTATTCATGAGCATGTTCTTCAAGGATTGCTGGAGCAAATGGTCGATACTTCTGTCGGCGTTTGATAGTGTTGACGGTGTCCTTCACGTCATGACGAACATCGGCAATTAAAGAACGATTGCCATATGCACGATAACTAAATTCAGCAGGACCATTAGCAACTCCACAATACTTGTGCTTGAGTAAGTGGTCAACTACCATTTCTGGGTCTAAGTCACCTTCAATATCATACCCAAGGTAGGGGTGCTTCCAATTAATACGGTCCCTTCCCGTATCTTCTCTATATTTCCAAGCAGCACAACCTAGACTAGCACCACCATCTCCAGGATTTATGTCTACCCAAACATCTTCGAAGATTTTATGTAAATGATTGTTGGCGCAAATATTTTGAGCAACTCCGCCAGAATAACAGAGTTTCTTACCGTATTTTCTCGCGCTATGCATTATATCACATATAACCATTTCTGTGCATTTTTGTAAAGAAGCAGCTGCATCCTCTACGCTAGAGCATTCACGTAAAAGAGTTTTTATTGTTTTTGCCAAATACATCATCTTTACAGCATAAAAAGTATTTGCTTGGATGTTACCCTTCTCGTTTGTTTCAACATAGGAAGAAAGTTCGTCAGGGTCGAATTGAGGAATATTAAGGAACATTTCGTATAATTGTTCCGCATAGGTTGGTTCGCCGTAACTAGACAAACCCATAACCACATACTCGTCTTCGTTCGAGGTTAGATCAAGTCCGCATGACTCGGTAAAGGTTGCATACAAATATCCTACAGAACGAGGGAAGTTGAATTCCTCTAACATATTCAAGTTGTGATCGAATATCCCGCCAGACCTATACTCGCCGATACCGTCGATAACAACCATGACGCAATCTTCCGCGTCAAAACTTTCAGGTCTTGTCATAAAACATGCAGCAGCGTGTGCTTTATGATGCCCACAAATATTACTACCAATTCTCTCTGGCCAAGCACGAGGATGAAGATTGTGTAAAGGAACTTTTTCCGAGGTTTCGTCTATATTGACTTTATGTTCTTTTTCAGCTGCGAGGATCAATTCACCATCACGAAACTTTTTTCTCAATTCCCAATCGTCATTAGATGCTACAATGATGTCATCTTTATGAGGTTCATAGTAATTTTCCCACATGACGCGAGGAATTCTAGAATCGTGTTTGATACTGGTAAACCTTTCTGCTTGAGAAGCAAAAAGGATATCGCCGTTACCGTCGATTAAAGTCACCCCAGCGTCATGTAGTCTCGACCCTGCGAGTCCAAGATACTTCATAATAACCCTATGATTTAGTTAGACTGCTTCCATCCTGCTCATCAGTCTTTCAGCACGATTTGTAACTTGTCGATACCACAAACTATCGCGTCCTTCTACTGCTGCTTTTTTCCAATCGCCATCAGCAATCGCAGCATTAAAGTTCTTAAATTTAGATAGTCGAGTGCGACCCATATTGAACATCATGTTAACCAAGATCTGTTGGACCTCATCCGGTAGGTTTGCAAATGTCCCTTCTCCGTATAGAGCACCACATTCGGCGATTGCCAAATTGAGGTCTCGTTCGAAACACTCTCGGACTCGTTCTTCGGATACTGGCGTGCCCACATCAAGACCGTTCTCTTCGTCGGTTTCCAATACCAAATGTCCAACTCCGAATGTCGGATATCCAAGGTGGTCTTTGTAAATTTCATAGACAACACCTTCGTCGATTTTAAGTTGTTCGAATACTGCTTCTCTGTTCATTTTATTTCCCTTTGCTGAACATTTCTTTAGTCATTATATAGTCACGAACGAAATCTGAACGAATGATATCTTTCCATCCAAACTCAATTATAGAGAAATTTCTCATAATTTCTATAATACTTATAAACTCTTTCAACCCATTCTTGTCGCCCTGCTTTACAAAGTCTGATTGGTAATAATCACCTGAAAAGATTATCCTAGAGTCTAGACCGAGTCGAGTAATTACAGAATCTAATTCGTGAAAAGTCAAGTTTTGCATTTCATCTACAATGATGATTGCGTTATCGAAAGTCGTGCCGCGAATAAAAGAAGTGGAATGAAACTCTATACTTCTTTGCTCTATTAGTTGTTGGTATGCACCACTTGTATCAAACAAATCATCGCAGATAGAAATGTAAGGCGTAATGAAAGGAAGTAATTTTTCTTCTGCTGTTCCTGGTAAAAATCCGACCTCTCTAGTAGGAACAACTGAACGAATAAGATGCACAGTTTCCCAAGGAGTGTTTCTATCAAGAACGTCTTGTAGAGCAAGATACAAAGCAGTAAAAGTTTTGCCTGTTCCTGCACTACCACTAAGGACTAGGTGATCTCCGTCCTTCCAACACTCCCTTGCAACTTTTTGCATTTCTGTTAGAGGGTCGAATACACCAAGGTCATCGATACGCAACTTTCGTTGAGATTCAAACTTCTGACGTTTTGTTTGAGTCATTATGTTTTTATTGTATTGCCTCGACGACCAGTATTCTTCTTCATATTTTTAAGAAGATCTTTCCAACCATCAGAAGTTTTAGATAACGTACCATTAACGTGAGTTACTAGTGCTGCGCTACCTTTATGGACTTGCACCCATTCTCCTGCATCTACCTTCTCTTTAAGAGCAGTATAAGTACACATGACTTCCTTCTCTTCTCCAGTGGAAGTGTCTCTTATATCATATAGCGGCATTAATATTTCTCCATAAAAGCAGTATATCACTGGGGGCAGCGACAGATTCTATTATACTTATTTCTTTTGAAAAGACAAGTAAAACGATGCCCTATTCGAAAATAGGGCACGAGATACTGATCACCTTCCTTATTGGTTAACCGAGAGGGAGTTCTGAATCTCTAGAATGTAGTCATCTAGAAATTGTCTCTTTTTTTCAACCTTATGTGCTAGTTCGTTTTTTCCTTTTCTATTAAGTTTATGGACGTAATGTCCTAACTCTGCGCTATCCTTGCGTAACCTTTCTAACTGATTTGTCGATACCATAGGCGACTCCTTGGTTAAAATTTAGGAAGTCATAATCAAGTTGGGAACTGCCTCCTTCACTGTTTCAACTGACAACCCTTTTGGCGGAGTTTTTGACAACATGTCACAAAGGAGTTCCGCGTCAGCAGGGTGTACAGATTCTAACACTCCGATAAACATAGTCTCTCTTTTCAGCGGGTGCATATGCTCCGCTTTGAGACCCTTGACAAAGTATTGGAGTTTAACGTTTTGTTTGTGCCAGCTGGAAGGAAATTTGTCCTCTTCAGCAGGGGTGAACGGCGGACGTCCTTCTGGCAGAAGAAGTTGGATTCGATCATCAAAGAGGCATCTAAGATAATCGGAAAAAGAAGAATACATTTTTGAGTATTCGCGAATCAATTCTACTCTCTTACTTTCATCGGACTTTTCGATGAGTTCAACGATTTCGTACAATTCCAACCTGGACTTCTTACCTTGTTGAAGTTCAGTTATCATAATCTCCTCGCTACAATATTATATAGGATTATCAACATTACTACTTAGGTGTTTTCTAGAGATACGACAATTTATAATTCCATTGTAGTATTCGTCGCTTAAAAGGACTTCTCTATCGAACTGCTCTTTTGCTTCATAGTACGAGCAGTCACCTTTGGTTTTACACAACCTGATTATTTCTCGTTTGAAAGCATCGGCACCTTTCTGTTCTAATAAAAGTTTTACCGTTTCAGAACTACCGAAATAATCTTTCCAGTCTGATTCTACTCGCATATGCTTCCTACGCTTTCGACTTTTGGTCACTGGCAGTGTTTTCTTTTTGTGAAAAAATTTTTTGCCGACATACTTCATACCTGATTCTATTTCAGTTATGACATATACGAACCCTGTCCACTCTTCAAGCGATTCGTATTCTGGGTCAAAAATTTTTCCTTCGTAGTGCCAAGTCATGCTTCTACTGGAGACGCGCACATAGGGCAATACGCTGGTTCGGCATCACAATTTTCGTCTAAAATAATTTCACAGTGAGATTCACAGACGTCGCAAATAACGTCAAACACATGCTCTTCCATTATCAATCTCTCGTTATCTTTCCTGTTTCGTACAGGTATTCTCTATTAGTTATATGCTCTTGAGCAATATCATCTTTTGACTGCCCGAAATACCTAACCCCGAGTTTGTTCTCAATCATAATTTCATTCACAGGACGGTATGCGTCTTTCAAGGAATCGTAAACAATAAACTCCCCCAAGATTCGACCATATTTTCCTTTTCCATCTTTCCTAGTTCGAAGAACCGCTTCTTCGCCCAAAGAGTTTACTAGATAATCTTTTGCAAGCAAACCGCATTTCTTTTCTTCAAGGTCTTTCGTCCTAGATTCTGGGGTATCGATACCATATAGTCGGACCCTTTGTTTCTTTAACCAAACGCCAAACCCGAGATCGATATCAACGTCAACCGTGTCTCCGTCGACAACCTTTATTACTTTGCAATTATATTCGAACATTACAGCACCTTTTTAAGATGATAACCCACAGGTTGTAAAAGTTTGAATGTATTTTTACAACCTTCTGTGTCAATAAACACAAAGTGGGTTTCGGATATTTTTTTAATTTTTTTAACCTTAAAGGTTTGTGGGTTTCCCTTGGATACTTTGGTTCCGTCTGGTTGTTCTACTGTTTCTCCTGGGAAAAATATAGTCAACTCCCACTCGTCATGTAACCATTTTTTTATAGACTGCTTCATATCTTACCGTACACTAAAATACATGGTCACTTCGAACCCAGCACGGATAACGATTGCTTCTGGTTTGTTCCACATAGTTTTTCCTATTTTTGATTAATTATACTTATTGATGTTCTTTCTTCCGAAAGAACATCGACCTTGTGAGAAACGCCTCTTGGTATAGTTATGATATGCCCAGGTTCAACAATCTGTTCTTTCATAACACCCTTTTCTGGGTGTGCTATATTCCACCAAGTCCATTTGGTGACTCCAGTGATATTGAACCCCCAAACATTATAGTCATCTACATGCCAACCTAAACTATTATTGCTTTTTTCATGAGTCCCCATAAACATAGAAATGGATGGGCATTTATGATACTCCATCATATCTTTTAAAACATCAGGAAAGGTTTCTGGGTTCTTAGTGTTCCATTCAAAGTGACGCATAAGTATAGACCCGTCTTTGTTTGCTTCTGCTCGCCAACCTTTGGCTTGGGTCATTATGTATTCTGGGTCTGGGAGATTCAAAAACCATTTCTCTGGCATTTCTTGATATTTAACAGACCATTTGCGGTCAACAGAAGGGTCGTAATTTTGAGACATAATATTATGCTGCCCCCCAAACCTCTTTCCAATCTCCAGTCAATGCTCCGCGAGCATAATCGGTTGCTCGGTTCTCAAAGAAGTTTGTGTGTGTTGGTGCATTAATCATTTCTTCAACCCAAAGCAATGGGTTCTTTTTAATTTTGAAGATACCCTTCATGCCGAGTGAGATCAGACGTCGATCTGCAATATATCGAATATAACTCTTGACTTCTTCCTGTGTGAGTCCTTCCATCGGACCCATAGCAAACGCCAAGTCAATAAACTTATCTTCTAATTCTACCATCTTTTCAGCGATAGAGTAGATCGTCGACTTCAGTTGATCGTTCCATATCTCAAGGTTCTCTTCGACATAGGTGCGAAACAGTTTGATCATTGACTCGGCGTGCATGGTTTCATCAACGATAGACCAAGTAACGATCTGACCCATTCCCTTCATCTTACCGTGACGTGGAAAGTTGAGTAGCATGATGAACGAGGAGAACAACTGCATACCTTCAGTGAAGGCAGAAAACGCAGCAATGTTAGCAGCAACAGATTCTTTAGTGCCGTTCTTGGCGGAAAGATTTAGAAAGTATTCGTGCTTCTCTCGCATTGCCTCGTACTCGAGGAACTCGTTGTATGTAGACTCAGGCATACCCAAGGTCTCTATCAAATGCGAGTAAGCAGCAACGTGGAGTGCTTCTCTCGCGGCGAATCCCATAAGCATCATACGAACTTCTGGTTGTGGGAAGTATGGAAGATAGTTAGAAACATAACCACCAGCAACGTCAATATCACCCTGCGTAAAAAATCGAAAAATGTTAGTCAAAAACGCTCGCTCTTCGTGAGACAATTTTCTCTGCCAATCTTTCACGTCCTCTGCCATTGGCACCTCTGTGTGCAACCAATGAGACTGTTCATGCTTTAACCATGCGTCATATGCCCATGGATAGTTAAACGGTTTAAAGTGATCTCTATTATCTGTGATGGATAATTGCATATTTTACCTTTTAGTTTCCTTTTTGCTGAACCAAGTTACTAGTACAATTCTATGACCATCATAAACTTTACTCACGCCATGAGTTAAGTGCGGACCATAAACTAAACTTTCGCCATCATCAACATTCACTACGTCCATTATAATTTCTTGACCATATGGTGGAGAATCTCTTTCGTGTTCGTGCCTTGCAACAAGATTACCCACAGGTCTGTTCTTTAATTTATACTCTGCTCTAACTAGAGATTCTCCACCTAACAAATCTTTGCTTTCCAACAAAGTTACAATTGTTAAATCAGAATTGTTGTCAGAATGCAACCTAGTGAAAGAGTCTTTTTCATATTTTAAAAAGTATGCGCCTTTGTCATACCCCAACTTGGAATACTTTAAAAGCGTCTTGTAAAAATCATATTGCCTTGGCGTAGGGATGTCTCTCCTCTCTACATCGAACAGATTATAGTTCTGGTGCCAAAATTCAGAAGGCAAACTTTCGTATACTTCTAGTGCTTCTTTTACTTCATCATCGGAAAGAATTCTTTCCTTAATATAACCGCCCACCAATTATCCCTCACAGGCAATACATTCTTCGTTATTAACAATTGCAACCATATCAATTTCTTTGATTGCTTCTCTTTCGATTTTCTTAGAAACGCGATCTGCCTTTCCAAGTTTTTCAGAGCGACAATAGTACAAAGTCTTCAACCCTTTCTTCCACGCCAAGAAATGGACAGCATGCAAGTAAACGATATTCGCGTCTGGTCTAAAGAATAGGTTCAAAGACTGTGCTTGATCGATAAACTGTTGCCGATCAGCAGCGTGTTCAATAACCCAACGTTGGTCAATCTCCATAGAAGTTTTGAATACGTCTTTTTCTTCTTGGGTCAGAAATCGGAGGTGTTGAGCAGAACCGTCGTTGGCAATAATGCTTGACCAAATTTCGTCATAGTCTTGCTTGGTTTCGCCTGATTCAATCTTCAACTTGATCAATTGGTCCAGATATTTATTCTTATTCAAATACGAACCAGACAATGTGTCCTGACGATATGCGTTTGCTCGCCAAGGTTCTATAGAAGGAGAAGTATTGCCCATAATGATAGAGGAACTAGCATTAGGCGCAACAGCCATAACATGAGAAAATCTCTTTCCAGTTCCTTCTG